AGCCCCACTGACAAAACTTGCGGGAAGGTTGGTTGGTGTTGCCATGATTGTCTCCTTTAGAAACTTAAAAGGTTAGTAGTAGAAAGAGTACCGAAAATAGCATCGTCAAGCGTGAAATAGGCGTTTCCATCTGTGGATTCGTAAACAAAGGACACAATATGGTTGCCAGGTGTGATGTTGTGGCTAATGCCCGACACAATCAGAGTCTGTGTTTCGGTCGCTGGGGTGCCAACCACAAAGTTTTTAACCACAGTGGCAATGCTGGTCATATCAAGGTTAAAAATAATGTTTTGGTCAGTAGCCGACAGGGCTGACATTTCCGTAGACAGCCCTGTAAACCTAAGCACTGGGTCTTTATATTTACCAAGCAAATAGTTACCTAGGCCAGCAACTTCGGTAGTAGTGCTATTAAGCAAATCAGTTAGTGAGTACTGCTGGGCTTGATAAAGGGCAATGCTGTTGGCGTCACTGGTTGTCTGTGCCGCGCCAGCGTCAGACTTTGTGACTATGTAGTTATATAGCAACTCGTCACCAAATTGGTTAATGAGCGACTGGTATCTAATGCCTGTGCCGTCAGTGTTAAACGTGGCCCCAGCAACTGGGTTGAGAACGCTAGACCTGCCCTTAAAAGTTAGCGTGCCGTTAGCAGACATAAATAGATAGCCCTGCTCGCTGGTGTTTATTAGCTGCAAATAGTTAAGGCAGTTTGTGTCTTGGCTGATATTGAAAGCACCCAAAGTAGAGCTGCCTGTGTCAATGGCTCTAGCGCCTTGGTAGTTGATTTCTGGCAAGTCCAGCACAGAGTTAATACGTGCACCAGTGGCCTGCACTGATGTGGCAACGGCATTTAATGACTGGTTAGCAAGCACTGTGAATTGGTCAGAGCATGACGCGTACATCATGTCTTGATTGCTTATGTCGTAGTCGAGGTTCCAGTCAGTAATTAGCCCGGTGTAAATAGGTATGCCATTGGCAAGTATTTGCACTGGGCAACGTGGCAACACAAACGGGTAGTACGGGCTTGCGGTGTTGCTCGGGTTAAGTATTTGGCTGGCGTTGTCAAAAGCAATAACAGCAGTGCCAGCATTGAATTGGTCTAACTGGCGTGAACGGCCACGGGTAATGCTGACATTCTCCACAAGGCTTGTGAGATCAACAAAAGTAATGCCACCTAATGTGCCTCGGCCTGCAGTATCCAAAACACCATAAAAGGCATCGTTTAATTGAAACGGCGTACCAAAGCCAGTAGTGCTTTGAAAGCCCACCAGCACTTGCATTGTAGGAACACTCATGCTGGGGCAAATACCGTTCCACTACGGCGTTGAGCCTTTTGTATCGCGGCGATGATATCGGTTCCGATTTGGTCAGGAGTGCTAACCAGTCCAGCGTTCACTGTGATGTTCATACCCAAGCCACCAGCTTTATTTAACGGGATAACAGCCTCTGGGCCTGCCTCGCCAATAAGCGCCATAGTTGGGCTGGTCACAATGCCACCAGTAGCCATTGCTTTATAGTCAAGGCCTGCAGGGTTAGAGCCACCATCGCCACCACTGTCGCCACCCATACGGCCAAAACTTACAGCGCCAAGTTCGCCAATATCTTTGCCGGGCTTAATCAAGTTGATGCCCTTAATGACCAAGTTGATCATGGTTATAAATGCGTTAGCCATAAACTCAAAATAGGTGGCAACACCATTAACGACTGTGCGCACTACAGCTCTAAACGTGTCAAACTTTTTGTAAGCCATAACGATGGCAACACCAAGAGCAAGAATGCCAGCAGTAATTAGCACTACTGGGTTTAATGCCATAGCTGCATTCACAAGCACAATGCTGGCTGCCATAACACCAAAGGCTGCAGCGACAGCCGTAATCAGTGTTGGGTTGTCTTGTGCCCATTGTGCAAACGATTGAAGCACCGGCATGGCCTTTTCAAGGATTGGCAATAGTGCAGCGCCTACACCTTCCTTGGCTTCACCAAGAGCAACGCCTAAACGCTGCATAGAGCCAGCCGCAGTGTTGGCAGAGTCAGTAGCGGCACCACCGAAAGTGACAGCCATCTCGGCCATAACTTCTTCCATGCTTGCGCCGTCTTTAATCATCTGGCGTAGTTCTGGGGACAGTTTTGCTAGGGCGGTCATGTTGCCGCCATAAGCCTTTTCCATGGCCTTAGTAACTGTCTCAAGGCTGATGCCTTTAGCAGCTGCAATGTCCATAGACAAGTTGGCGGCCTTTTGGGCTTCGTCGATTGACATTGTTGCCCGGACTAAACCAGCTAAGGCAGGCCTCAACTCGTCATCAGTTACGCCCTTGAGTTTGCCCTGCTGGGTTATATAGGACTCAACACCTGCAATTTGTGCGTCAGTGGCTGCAGTGGTCTTTTGCAGTTGGCGTGCCAGCATTGCCTGTGCTTGCTCATCTTCCATAGCGCCTTTAACAGCGTCACCGAGACCAGCAACTAAACCACCCAAAGCAACGGCTGCGTATTTGTTCGCTTTGCCTAGCGCGTACTTCGCTTTGGCTTGTGCGCCTTCTAAATCCTTAAAACCTTTTTCGGCTTCTTTTAATCCCTTGTTATTAAATTGGGTAACGATTGGTAGATATACAGCCATTAGGCAGCCATCCTTTGTTCTAGTGCACGGTTCGCATCAGCTATGACTTCATCCACAGCTTTCATAATGTCGGCTGTGCCTTGCTCTTGAATGAATGCACGCGAGCGCCACAAGCCACGCTGAGGCCTGCCAAAGACATTGGTGAGCAACTTGCTGAATTGGCCAACACCACCAGCGTTGCCAGCCATTGAGAACAAAGCGCCAGCTGCATCTTTCTGCACCAGTGTCACCAGTGGGGTCACACCCGGGCGTGCCCTGCCACCAATAACAATCTGCACACCTTTGTCCACTTTGGCTTTGTCGTAGGCAAGTCTGCTGCCACCTTTTTTGCTTGGTGCCCAGCCATGTATCATCGTCACGCCAATATCGGCAGGAAATTGCGCACGCACATTCTCAAGCATTGCAGGGCTACTAGCTTTAATTTTTGCCGCTGCCTTAAAGCGTGCCGACTTGTCCATCTTGGATAGTTCGGTCATGGCTTGCTTGAGACCTGTAATTTCTACACTGGTGGCAAGGCTCATGGCTTTCGGCTTTCGTTTAATAGCTTAATCGTGGTGTTTAGATCGGCTATGTCAAACTCTACAGCAGGTGGCCACCACCCGACTGCTACTAAAACACTGGCTAGGGAATGGCGGTAGGTTCCGCTTGGGTAGGGTTTGCCGGATCATTATCCACCACTTCTAAAGTCACCAAGCGTTTAATGAAATCGTCTAGGACTACAGGCACTGTGATGCCAGCAATTTTGGATGACTCATACGCCATAAAAGCCAAGTCTTCAATGCTGATGCCTTGCTCACCGATGGTGCTTGACTTGCGTTTATATTTGCGTTCCCATTGCACAATGACAAACAGGCTGGTCGTGACTTCGTACGGGCCTTCGCCGGAGTCCACCTTGAGAGTTAATTTCATGTCGGGTTCCTTTGATTATGGGGCTGTAATGTCTCGCACGTATGTTCCCCCAATAAAGGAGGCTGTGACCATACTGAGCTCTGAAACCGAGCCTGTAATCGGTGTAAAATCAACTAATTGCATATTGGAAATCACGTATTCTGGATTACTGGCAGACTCTGTGACGCCTGATGGCGAGATGGTTAGTTCAGTAGTTCCTGTGCCAAGGTTGGCAAACAGTGTGGCTTCAACTTCGCCAGTGCCATAAGAAAGATACATTTCAAGTTCTACAGATACGGTCTGCAAGCCCGGCACGAAACGATGGCCTGTGTCACCGAAAGCGGTGCTCTCGAGGCTGTCCACTCCGACTGTGACTGTAGCGCTGCGGCACTGATCAGTTAAATCAACTTTGGCACCACCAGTGGTAGGCGCAAGGTTTACGGTTGGGTTAGTGAGGTAAGTGCTTGTGGCCACGTTGGTTCTCCTGTGTCAAACGGTGCCGGGTGCCGTACTTGTTTATAGTTCTAGCAGA